ATATTAGTTTCGATGAAATTTATTGTGCTCCTGATTTTTGTACTGGGGCAACAATTCTTAATGCTGATGAGGTAAAAGAATCACTAAAAAATGGTACTGGCCGCTCAGCTATTATTAGAAGTACAGTTACTTATGATGAAAAGGAGAATTGTCTTTATATAACTGAAATTCCTTATGGGGTTTATACAGGAACAATAATTAAGCAAATTAAAGATGCAGTTGAAAAGGCAGAGATTATTGGAATTAAAAAGATTGATGACCTTTCAACAAGAAAAGCCAATATTAAAATTCTACTTGAAAAGAATGTTAATGTTAATAAGATTGTTAAACAGTTATATAAACTAACTTCAACACAAGATAGCTATACTATTAATATGGTTATGCTTGATAATGGTACAACCCCAAAAGTTTTTGGTTGGAAAGAAGCTTTGCAGGCACATTTAAATCATGAGATAAAAGTTTATACTAAAATTCACCAATATGATTTAAAGAAAATCGAAGATAGAATTAATATTATTAACGGTATCCTTTTAGCAATTGCAAACATTGATAAAGTTGTTAAACTAATTAAATCTTCTAAAAATAAAGATGAAGCAAAAGAAAAACTTATAGAACGTTTTGATTTTAATGAACCGCAAGTTAATGCAATTCTTAAAATGACGCTTTCGAGATTAATTAATCTTGAAATTCAATCTTTTAAAGACGAAAAAGAAAAACTACTTCTTGAAAAAGATAGTATACTTGAAATTCTTTCAAATAAGGAACTTCTTTATAAAGAAATTGAAGATGGACTTCGTAGAGTTGCCGAAAAATTTGGAGATGAAAGACGAACAAAGTTAATGAATCTTAATTACAAGGGCGAAGCCGAAGATGCAGAACCAATTGAGAAAAAAGAACTTTTAATTTACTATACAAATCTTAGTAATATCTATACCTTAGAATCAACAACTCTCGTTAAAACTAAGCGCGGTGGCAAGGGTTCAAAAATTAAATTAGCAAATAACGAATTTGTTACTAAAGTCTTAAGAGATGATAATTTTAGTTCACTTTTAATTTTCTCTAATAAAGGTAAAATGTACCATATTTCCGCAGATGAATTGCCAATTAATACTAAAATTAATATTGCTCAGTTATTTGAATTTGAGCAAGGTGAAAAGCCAACCACTTTAACTTCTTTAAAATCAAAAGAAGAAATTAAGTATTTTACTTTTGTAACAAAGAATGGTATAATAAAGAAAACATTAGCTGAAGAATATAATATTAAGAGAGGAAAATCTCTTAAAGCAATTAATCTTAAAGATAATGATGAAGTTGTTAATGTAATGTTTATGAATGAAGAAAAAGTCGGTATCTTGACTTACTCTGGAAATTTTGTTATAATAAATACAGAAGATGTGAGAGCAATAGGTAGGGCGGCAGCAGGAGTAAAAGCTATTAAATTATCTGATGGTGATTATGTAATTGATGCTAATACAATCCCAAACTCGCATAAGTTTTTAATAACTCTTTCAGAAAAAGGACTAACAAAGAAAACTTCAATTGAAGAATTTCCTATTTGTAATCGAGGTATAAAAGGAAAGAAAATTTCCGATGTTCGTGAGGGAGATAGAATTATTAAGTATTTGACTTTGGAAGAAGACTGTGATATAATTATTAATAGTAAAAGGAAAGTAATTAAAATCAATTCTTCTGAACTGCGAACATTATCTCGTGCCGCGATAGGTGTTAAATCAATTGATATAGCAGATAATGATATAGCAGTAGATTTAACAAAGGAGTAGTGGTAAAATGACTATAGAAGAAAAAATTGATGTAATAAAAGAAAATAAGGATGCCGCGGCAGCGGCGCTTACTTCTTATTTAGATAGTATTTATAATATGGTAGATAAATACTTTGATAAAGATGGTAGTCTAAAAGAAGGATTAGTTCATGATGAAAAAATTGAAAAAATGATTTGGGACTATAAAGCAGATAGCGTAAAATATGAAAAAGTTAGAACAAAGATAAAGAAAAATGACTTTAATTTGTCTCTCTTTGAAATTAACCTAGTGGGTTTAGCTTTTCTTTTTGTTACAATAAGATTAGAAAAGCAAATTAAAACGTTTGAAGAAGCAAGAAAAGCTTCTTCAAATATAGTTAATCAATTAATAGATAGTGAAAGTAAAACAATTGACTTTTCTAAGGAAGTATGATATAATATTAATATAGCAAAGGAGATAAAGTCTTATTTAAAAGATAAGAATTAATATTTTGACTTTTACTAAAATCTATGATATAATAAATATAGAAAATAAAACAGTAGTCTTTTAGTTAAAATTTTTAATAAAAACTATTGTTTCTATTTAATAAAATAATTTTAATTTAAAGGAGTGATTTTAAATGGCTAAGAAACCAATGTCAGAAGGAGCAAGAAAGGTACTTAATTATCTTAAGGAAGCAGGTGCAAACGTATCATTTTCAGTAAAGGAGGTTCAGACAGCTCTCGGTTTTGAGCATCCAGGTTCAGTAACTGGTTCTGTTACGGGTCTCGTAAGAAAGGGATATGCAGTTTGGACAAAGGAGGAAGTAACAGACGAGGAAGGTAAGACTAAGGAAATTTCTAAGTTCTACCTTACAGAAGACGGTTTGAACTTCGATCCTGACGCTCCAGTTGAGGACTAATTGAGATTAGCGGAGATTAATTTCTCCGCTTACTTTTTAAGAATTTTATTTGAATTATTTTAATTTTTAATTTTTGGAGGATTATAATTTATGTTGAATATTAAACAAGTAGAAAGTAAAAATGAATGTTATATTAGTGGAATTTTGAATGAACTCGAAGTAGTAGAAGGAAAGACACGAGATGGAAGAGATTATGTTCGTGGAACGGCTAAGGTTCGCGTTGACCAGGAAGTAAATGGTAAGTTGCAGGAGAACATTATTCCAATTTCAATGTTTTCAATGAAATTTAAGAAAGACAATACTGTAAATAAGGTATATACTAGAATTCTTGGTTATAAGGAAAATCTCGTTTCTGCCGCAGCGGCAGAAGATATTTCTCAGGCTTCTAAGGTAACAATTTCTGGACAGTCTTGTAATCTTGAAGAAAATATTTGGTACGACCAGAGAACGAATACTGTACGTTCCAATTTCCAAATTGCTAGTAACTTTATTAATCAGAAGAGAGATAATGACAAGGAAGAAGCAAGGTTTGAACTTTCGGGAGTAGTTCTTGGAATGCGCCCAGAAATTGATAATAAGGAAGAGGAAACTGGTAGACTTATTGTTAATTTTGGTATTATTGGATACGAAGGTAAAATTGATGTGATTGACCTTATTGCTGAGAATGCGGCAAAGAACCATATTGAAGCTAATTGGGCGAAGGGCGATACCGTTAATCTTGTAGGAGTAATTAGTATGACACAGAAGACAATTACTTGGCAGGAAGAGCAGGGCTTTGGAGAGCCAATTGAAAGAACTCGTACAGAATCTAGAAGAGAACTTATTATTACTGGTGGTTCAGCAGGTGGACTTGAGGAAGCACTTTCATATGATGCAGACGATGTAAAGGCCGCTCTTGCACAGAGAAATACAAGAAAAGAAGAGAAGAAAAATTCAGCTAAGCCTGTAACAGCTTCTAAGAATGATGGCTTTGGTTTTTAATTAAACCAAAGTTATTATCTTAATTAAAAAGGAGTGATGTAAAATGGCAATTGATTTGTTAAAGCTTGAACCTCAATAGATTTCTAAAAACCTTAGAGGAAAATATATAATGATTTACGCCGACCCAGGTGCTGGAAAAACTTCGCTCGCGGCACAATTTGAAAATGTGCTTATAGCTGGCTTCGAGCAAGGTACAAATGCCCTAAACAACATTTATGTTCAGCCAGTTAAGACATGGCAAGATTGGAAGACTATGGTTAGCCAATTGAGCCGAAAGGAAGAACTCAAAACAAAATTTCATACGGTTTAAAATTAAATATTATGGAGGCTTTGATTGATGAAAACATTAGATAAGACAACTATCGAAAAAATTATTAAAGATTATGAAGAAGGAGAATTGAAAGTTAAGGAGATTGCTACAAAATATCATATTAGTCTTGGAACACTTTATAAAGCTATTGGTGATAGACGTAGAAATCCTAATGATGTAAGATTAGAAAAAAATAAAAAAGACGAAAATTTACAAAATGCAATTAATGAATATATTAATACTTATATTTCAGTAGATGAAATTTGTAAAAAATATAATATTACTAAAACAAGATTACTTGATAATTGTAAATATAGAAGAGGAAATGCTAATAAAGGAAGAAAATATAATTTAAATGAAGATAAAATATTTAACGATAGCAGAGAAAAATTTTATTGGATTGGTTTTATAGCTGCAGATGGGTGTATTGCAGATAATAGAACTCTTGCTATAGAATTAAAATCTATAGATAAAAAACATTTACAAAAATTCGCTAATTTTTTGGAAACAAATAAACCTATAAAAGATAGAATTAATAATCTTAATGTTGAGTGTAGCAGAATAACTATTCATTCAGTCAATATTGTAAATGAATTAGCAAAATATAATGTTGTTTCTAATAAAAGTAAAATATTTACTATTCCAGTTGAAAAGATTCCAAAAGAATATATATATGATTTCGTTAGAGGAATAATAGATGGAGATGGCTGTATTAGAATAAATAATCATCAGCAAATTAGTTTAAGTTTTTGTTCTGGAAATTTTGAATGCTGTAAACAATTAAGAGATATATTAGGAATAGATAATAAAATTAAAAAAGATATTTCTTCTGAAACATGGTCTTTTCAAGTTACAGGTAATATAAAAGCAAAAGCAATTCTCGATAGAATTTATGAAAATAGTAATGAAGAAATTCGTTTAGATAGAAAATATAATATTTACAAGACCCTTAATTAAGTAATTAATTAAGCAAAGGCGGTGAACTGCTGGAAACCCGCGAAGATATATATACTACAACGTAAGAATGAAATAAGTCTAAGCGTGAATGTTTAAAAAATATATATTATGTGGCAATCAGCATCCAAGCTACGAATAGTAGAAGGTTCAACGACTATTCCTTTATGGAAGTAGAACTATATTTTAGTTCGAAGTGCCGCCCTTCCAAATTATTTTGGAAGATGATATAGTCTATTCCGACCGGTATTTGGTGTTAAAGTACTCCGAAAGGAGCGGTAGAAAAGGCAATAGACACAGCAGATGAAGCGTGGACTTTGTGTTGTAAGTGGGTATGCAACTAGAATGGAGTTGAGAATCTCAAGGATATTCCTTGGGGCGGTGGCTACGATCAAGCCAAGAAAGAATTCTCTTCTACTTTAAGAGATTTGGCTTTTAGCGGTTATGGCTTAATTTTTATTTCCCATTCAATTGAGAAAACTTTAACCAATGAGCAAGGAGAAGAATATACTAAAATTGTTCCTGCTCTTCCCGTAAGACCATTTGATGTAATTAATAAAATGGTTGATATAATTACCTATATAAGAGAAATTAACGTTGGTACAAAAGAAAAGCCAAATAGAAAACGTTTTATGTTCTTTAGAGATGAAATTGGAGATAGATTCTTAGTTAAATCAAGATATAGATATATAACTCCAAAAATTGAACTTAATTATAATGACTTAGTAGAAGCCATTTATGATGCTATAGACAAAGAAGTTGCTCACTCAGGCGGTGAAGCAACTAATGATGTAAATCCGTATACGGAGAAAAATTTTGACGAATTAATGGAAGATGCAAAGGAGTTGTGGATTCAACTTAATAACCTCGGAAAAACTGGAACTGCGACAGAAATTCTTGAAAAGGAATTTGGTCGTCCAATTAAATTTAGTGAAATTCTACCCGAACAGGTAGAACAATTAAGTAAAGTCATCTTTGAAATTCGTTCTATAATGTGATTATAAAGGAGAGAGACTTTATTGTCTCTCTCTATTTTTATTATAAGGGAGTTGATTTGGTGGCTTATATAGTCGACACTAATATATTATTAGATTTTCCTAAAATTATTTAGGAAGAGGATATTATCATTTTAACTGATGTGTTAAGAGAATTAGATGGGCTTAAGCTAAATTCTAATTCAGAAGTTGCTTTTAAGGCTCGCCGCGCCGCGGTAGTAATTTCAAGAAACATTAGTAAAATTAATTTTATTGACAAATGGGAAGATACTAGAATTTCAGTTGACGATAAACTTTTAAAAGAAGCATTAGAAAGTAATAATACACTTATTAC